AGGAATTACCAAAATGAAAGTAGATAAGATATACAGGTTAGAATCCAGAATAGACTGGCAGGATAATTTAACATTAAATAATCAATTCTATACAAGCAAGGAAGAAGCCTTGCAGCAACTGGCAGATTTTAAGGAAGAAATAGAAGAAGCATATGCAGACTATGATGGTATAGAATGTGGAATTCATATAGTTTTACAAGAAATAAAGCTAACAGGGATAGAGGATATAGATTGTGATGCAAAAGAAATATTACTATCCGAGTGGGTTTGTGATGAAAAAGCCACAGAGGAGCAATGGGATGATATGAGAAGAGATAGTAAAGAAGTAGATAAGATCATACAAATAGGTATGTGGGAAGATTATGATATTAACCAAGGAGAATAATGATGAATAATGTTGTTTTAGTTGGAAGATTAACTAAGGATCCTGAACTTAGATATATTACAGGGTCAGGTACACCAGTAGCCACTTTTACATTGGCTATTAATAGAGATTATAAAAATAAGGATGGCTCTACACCTGTAGACTTCATACCAGTAGAGATTATGGGTAAGCCTGCAGAGTTTGTAGCTAACTACATAACTAAAGGAAGGCTAGTAGGTGTTCAAGGATCTATCAGGGTGGATAGGTATGAAACACCGGATGGCGAAAAAAGGACATTTACAAAGGTAGCAGGTAGAAATATACAAGCACTAGAGAGTAAGTCAAAAGTTGAACAGGGCGAACAAGCACCGCATGAGGCACCGGCCGAGTTTAGTGCGGTAGATGATGACGATGTACCATTCTAATAGGGGGTAAAATATGGGGGGCTATAAAGAGTTTATAGATAATAAAATATCCATATCAATGGAATCAGGATTTGATATAGACAAAGAGCAACTAAATAATAGTTTGTTCGAATACCAAAAAGACATTGTGAGATGGTCTTTAAAAAAAGGTAGATCAGCAATATTCGCAGATTGCGGACTTGGTAAAACACTAATGCAGTTAGAGTTTGCACAACAGATTATTAATAGAGTAGGTGGGTCAGTGTTAATATTGGCACCATTGGCAGTTACGGGGCAGACTAAGGAAGAAGGCCAAGAGTTTGGATATAAGGTTAATATATGCGAATCTCAAGAGGATGTAATAGATGGCATTAATATCACTAACTATGAAAAGCTAGATAGATTTATAGGTAATAGATTTATAGGCATAGTATTAGATGAATCAAGTATCTTGAAATCGTTCACAGGTAAGATAAGAGACAGCATTATAAACACATTTAGGAGTACACCTTATAAGCTAGCTTGTACAGCCACACCATCACCTAATGATTACATGGAATTAGGAAATCATAGCGAGTTTTTAGGAGTTATGACAAGAACAGAAATGCTATCAATGTATTTTATCCATGATAGTGGAGAAACTTCCAAATGGAGATTAAAGGGCCATGCAGAAGCAGTATTTTGGGAATGGATGAGTAGCTGGGCAGTAGTGCTAGACAATCCTAAGAATCTAGGATATGAGATATCAGGATTTGATTTGCCAAAACTAAACATACATCAAATAATAGTTGATGGGGATAAGGTTGTAACCGAAAAACAGACTTTAACACAAAGAAGAAAAGCTAGGAAAGACTCCTTAGAATTAAGGTGTAAGGTTGCAAGTGAGTTAGTTAATCAATCAAATGAACAGTGGCTTGTGTGGTGTGATTTAAATGATGAATCAGACACATTAAACAATATGATTGATGAATCATATGCAATTAAGGGGTCGGATAAACCTAAGTATAAAATAGATACAATGATAGATTTTTCAAAAGAAAAAATCAAGTGCCTTGTAACTAAACCTAAGATAGCAGGATTTGGAATGAACTGGCAACAATGTCATAATATGATATTTGTTGGGCTATCTGATAGTTACGAAGCATATTATCAGGCTGTTAGAAGATGTTGGAGATTTGGGCAGGATAAAGAAGTAAATGTCTATATAATCATTTCAGCTAAAGAAGGGGCCGTAAAGGAAAATGTAGAGAGAAAAGAATTAGATGCCGAAAATATGAAAAGGCAAATGTTGGCATTAACTAAGGAAGTAACTAAGAAGAATTTAGAGAGAACAACAAGAATAATGACGGCATACGAGCCAAGTGTAACAATGAAGTTGCCAAACTGGGAGGAAATGAAATGGAACACAAGATATTAAATCAGAACATAAGCGACTTATACAGTTGCTATCATGGTGACAGTGTGGAAGTGCTAAAGGGAATACCTAATGATAGTATCCACTATAGTATATTCAGTCCACCATTCGCAAGTTTATATACATATTCTAATAGTGATAGGGATATGGGGAATAGTAAAGACGATGAAGAATTTTACAACCATTTTAAATACCTGGTAAAAGAGTTGTATAGGGTATTAATGCCAGGTAGATTAATAAGTTTTCATTGCATGGATATACCAATGATGAAATCAAGAGATGGAGTAATAGGACTTAAAGACTTTCCAGGTGAATTAATAAGGTTATTTACAGAAGCAGGCTTTATATATCATAGTAGGGTTGTAGTTTGGAAGGATCCATTAGTAGAAGCTACTAGGACAAAAGCGTTAGGGCTTATGCACAAGCAACTATGCAAGGATTCTTCAATGTGTAGGAATGGACTACCTGACTACTTAATTACTATGAGGAAGCCAGGGGAAAATCCTGAAAAAATAACTCATGAAGATGGTCTTGATAGATTTTTTGGAGAGGATGAACCAGATGGGATAAAAGGGGAAAGGCCTAAACCAGACCAAGAATTATACGATAAGAAAGTAAAATATAACACAACTCCAGTATATTCACATCAAGTATGGAGAAGATATGCCAGTCCTGTATGGATGGACATAAGACAGTCTAACACCCTTAACAGGCAACACGCAAGAGATGATAAGGACGAAAGGCATATATGCCCATTACAGCTTGATTTAATAGCTAGGTGCATAGAATTGTGGACTAACCCTAATGATATAGTTCTTGATCCATTTGGCGGAATAGGAAGTACTAACCACGTAGCCCTAGATATGGGAAGAAGAGCAGTGAGCATTGAATTAAAAGAATCATATTACAATGTTATGGTTGAAAATACAAATGCAATAGTCGAGGAAAAGAAAAAACCTAAGCAATTAAGCATGCAAATGACTATGGATGAATTTTTAAACAACTAATAAAAAGGATTAACGTATATAAAGGGGGCAATAATGACGTGAATTTATTTGATAAAAAAGCAACTGGGGCCAATATACGGAAGATTAGGGAATTTTATTCCCTATCCGAAGACCAGTTTGCAGAGCAATTAAAAGTAAAGGTGGCACAGTTAAGACAATGGGAACAGGGGAAGAACCTACCTAATGCCAAGATACTGGAAAGAATACTAAATTTTAAACCAACGCTAAACGCTAAGCAACGCAGTAAGCTTGTTAAGAAAGTAAAAGACGGTAAGCAGCCTAAAGAGTTGCATATGCGTTTAATATCAGATGAAGATATAAATCGTATTGTAAAAGAAAAATCAATAGAACAATTCGACATGGTATTTCTAGCCTTAACATCTCTATCACTACAAGCACTATCAGATATGGGATGGGGAAAGACTAGGTTAAACAGGTTTTTAACTGAACAAGTAAAGTTATTAAAGAGTGCCGAACAGGACTCAAATAGAATAACCGACATACAAAATAGGCTGTATAGGAAGTATGGAATAAAGGTATATTATGACATGGAAAAAGGATGTATTTGCAGAGAAGGAGACAAATAAATGTTAGATATAAAGATACAGAAGATTAGGGATAACGCAATATTACCAAAATACGCACATGGGATAGAGGATACAGGGGCAGACTTATTTATAAGCAATATAAAGGCTTTAAATAATAAGGGTGAGTTTGAGGAAATAAAGAATCCGGATGGCTACTCAATAGCACCATTTAAGACTGTATTATGTGGGGTAGGCTTTAAGATGGCCGTACCAGTAGGATATGATGTACAGATTAGACCAACATCCGGTAACAGCCTTAAAACACCATTAAGAATACCAAACAGCCCTGCTACTATAGATAGCGGGTTTAGAGGTGAGGTTGCTGTAATTATTCAAAACGTATCAGACAAGTATTACAAGATAAAAATAGGGGACAAGATAGCCCAGATGGTAATAGCAAAGGTAGAGCATGCCAATTTTATTGAGTCTGACACGCTAGAAACGTCTGTAAGGGGTGATGATGGTTATGGTAGTACTGGAATAGCAGGAAAGAGTGAAAAATGCACAGAAAAGCCGAAAAAACCATTTAAAGATGATGCTGATAGCCCTACAGGAGAAGAAGAAATTAAATCTAAATATAAAGTTGGAGATGTGGTTATTATAAGAAATGATTTAAAAGTAGATGCAGTGTATGATGGAATACCTTTCAATTCTTGTATGGATGAGTTAAAAAACAATGCTTATAAAATAGAGAAATTAATAAACAGAATCATTGGAAATGGATATACATACGTTGTAAATGGTTGGCACATATCAGAGTTAATGATAAATCATAAGGAAACAGAAGAATTTAAAAAGTTTTGCGATTTTATGGACTCCGCATTATATAGCAAAAAAACAGACCGTAATATAGATGGTATGTTAGCGACAATATTATTAGGTACGCTGGTTAATACTATGAAATAGCGTAAAAATATATAAAAGAAAGAGGGATGATATCATTGACTGGTAAGCGTTGGAAGAAAGAAGAACTAGACTTTGTATTAAATAATCTTCATCATGATATAGATACTCTTGTTGCTCTGTTTAAAAAAGAGGTAGGGGATACAAGGTCTTATGAAGCTATAAAAGAAAAAAGAGTTAGATTAATAAGAGAACACAATTTGCAGGAGGTATTCGGCAATAGAAGTAATAATGCTTTTGTATGGACCGAGGAAGAGGATGAACTAATTAGAAATAATATAGATGATAACCAAAATGAATTATATAAGAAGTTTTTAAATAAGTTTGGAAATATTAGAAGTAGGTCAGCAGTTATCGTAAGAAGATGCAACATGAGGAAACAAAAGGTAGAACTGGATAAAAAAGAAGAACTGCAGAAAGAGTTCGGTATTAACAATGAAAGAAGAAAATGGCTAATAAAAAGAAATCAAAGAAACGCTATGTTAAAGGATTTTAGTGAATTAACTGTTGGTAAGGAATACCGAGTTAAAAGTAATGAGGCGGGTGCTAAATGGATAACCGGATCATATTTATATACAAATGACTTTAATGTATATTTTAGGACTAACTATGGTTACATTGAAGCCTTTCCAAGAAATAGAAATCTTATTCGTATAAGAGATATAAATACAGGAGATATTGTGTCTAGGCCTATAAATTTTAGTCAAAAAGACAGGGTTTAAAGGGGGAATTAATGATTAGATGGTCGGAGGAAGAATATAAAAATCTAATGATAAAAAAAACTGGCAAGATGCCAGCTAAAAGGAAAAAAGAGAATAAGTATAAAAATACAAAAGTAATCTATAATGGGATAAAGTTTGATAGCAAGAAAGAATGTAATAGATATATAGAGTTGTCTAGGCTAGCTAGTACGGGTTGTATTAGCGATTTAAGACTACAGGTACCATTTGTACTACAAGAAACATTTAAGGACAATACAGGGTGTACAGAACGGTCCATAAAGTACCTTGCCGACTTTGTATATAGTAAGGCAGGGCAAGTATATGTAGAGGATGTAAAATCACCCATAACACGCAAAGAACCAACCTATATTATCAAGAGGAAGTTATTCAAATATAAATATCCTGAATATACCTTTGTTGAGATTTAGGACAAAAATAGACCGGATTACTCCGCAGTAGTCCGGTCAAGTGTTAAATAGATACATTTTTTATTGTTTTTCAAGTATAGTATATAAAATCATACTAAATAAAACAATGGGGAATGTTAAAAAAACAATAATTATTGATATTTAGCACAATAAAGTGATAAACTTAACGGCCAATATGTGGATAATTGAGTTGTGTATATGTATGTTTGTTATACCTTAATTATAAGGCATGCACAGAACTAATATAAGTTACTATTTGTAGTAGATAGATAAATAAATTAGTACAAAATATTAAAGGAGATAGGAGATAGGACATATGAATGTGATTATTAGATATAAAGAAAATAT